CTTCTGACTTATCGCTTGGATTAGCCATTTGACACCTCCTGAGATAGCTCACAACGGTTAAACAACTGAAGTGGAGTGACAGTCTCACCAGTTTCCTCATTGGTAAGTTCTACACTGTCTCCACAAGATGGACAGAACTCTGCCCAGAAAGACCCACCGTTAAGCACTAGCATTTTAGTGCCACCTTCAGGTCTACGGACATCACAGAATGTACAGTGATCAGCCATGATTAAGATCTCCTTTATCGGGAATGGTTAGAAATACATTGGGATAGTCAGTCTTGAAACCTTCCCAAAAGTTATGTTTTGCTGCTCTCCATGAATCACCATAGCCTGAATGAACACTGGCTATATGGGCTTCATCTTCTTTACTTACGATATGTTCTACTGTTACCCAGAATGTTCCGTTTACTACTGTGAACTTCATGGGATTTGACTTAGCTGAATGCATAGCCATTGGACACCTCCTCGGTGATTAAATGAATGAATAATTCCATTGACTTAGACAAGCTTTTGATTGTTAGTAGCTATTGATATGTAGGAGTATTGGGAACTAGATAGGTCTTATAATCTCTATCTTGGGTTTAGTGTAAGTGTAGAGTGTAAAAGGGGTAACCTGCACCGTTATGGTACAGGCTCCCTATGGACTACTTAGATTCAGCCTTGACTCTCTTCTTGAAAGCCTTAAGTCTTTGCTCAAGCTTATACTTCTGCTCCTCGTGCTCGATCTCAGCTTCCATGATGGAAGTCTTATTGCTGATGGTGAGCAGGTTGTCTGCATGACCAATTTGTTTATTGAGTAGAGCGACTGAGTTTTCTACTGACTCGAAGCCAGAGCATACTGCATTGCTTGTTGATCTCATCATACCCATGATGTTTCTCCTATAGGTTAGGTATTAATAACTAAGTTATGGACACACACATGTATCCATTGACTGAGACAGGCTGTTGACTGTAAGGGGATTAAAAAGATAGTTTTTATTGAACTGATGGGGGGGTACTTTCGGATTTGGGACTTCCAGTAACAGTTACTGCCTTCATAAGTAAATTATAAAATTTTCCCAAATGCGAATGATATTAGAAAATTAGTATATTAGAGTTTCTGTATGTGCACATGAGAGTGAAATTTTTTGGAAGAGGAATTCAACGTAAACTATCTATTGGGTTTTTCTCCTTGGATCAATGCGACTGCGAGGGGTAGGGCGTAGCCCGTACCCGAAGCAGGAGCTATTGTTAATATATTTACTTAATGCAGTCTTAATGCTATATATTATTTTTAAATAATAACTGGAGATATTTTCGATGAGTGATGATCCGTGGAAACATCGTAGTGAGGGAATGCTTTGTAAGAGCTGCATGTGGTTTGTGGTTAAAGAGATGATCCAGGAGAAAGATAAACCTGAATCTATTGAGGCACGGGTTGGTAGGTGCCGGAAACATGCTCCCAGTATGGAAGGTTATCCAGTGGTATTTGCTCATGATTGGTGTGGTGATCATAAATTGAATGAGAATGCTGGTAAGAAGACTATTCCATTTACTACGCCCCAGAATATGCAACGGACAGCTGAACATGCTACTGGTCAACATTTTGACAGTAAGCCAGCTAAAGCATAACCGTCTTGCAGGGGAGTGAAACGGATAACCTTAAATCACGCTCGGATCATCCCCGAGAAATAGTAGGTTCGACTCCTACACCTGCATCCATTTTATTATCAGGGGATATGGATATTCCTGAAGTTACAGAATTAGATGATTATTCAGAAGTTGAACCAGGAACAGACAATTTTGGGGAATTAGATACTTTCCCAGATATTTTTGATAAAGATTTGGAGGATTGAGTTATGGCGCATAGCCCTAAAAAAATATTTACAGATTTATATTCAGATCGAAATGCTCAGGGTTGGTCAAAATACGCAGCTGATTATTGGACTACCCATGCACTTAAAGTAATTTATGGTAGTTATGGTGATGTTGTTTCAGTTAATGCCAAGAATAAGGATTTATTGAAGTTTGGTCGAAATGAGAATGTAGGCACAAGTGAAACCTGTCTTGCTCATATGGTGGGGTCAGAGCTACATGAAACATATGTGAGTTCTAATATAATTAATTCTATTATTTCCAGTGATAATGGTGATGACCAGGAAGTAAAAATTGAAGGTCATACAGTTGATGGAAACGGTGATTTTACCTTTGTCGTTCAGACAGCAACTCTTAATGGACAAACTGCAGTTACTTTAGGTACTGCCCTGGCTCGTGTTACCAGATGCTATAACAATGATAGTTCTGTGATGGCAGGTGATATTTATATTACTGAGACTGATACTTATTCAGTTGGGGTTCCAGATACTGATGCCAAGGTTCATTTAAAAATTCTTGCTGGGCAACAACAGAGTGAAAAAGCTGAAACTACTATTTCTAAAGATGATTATTGGATAGTTACTGGTTTTTATGGAGATTTGCTGAATAAAACTGCTGCATTTGCCGAAGTAGACTTACAAATAAGAAATAAAGGAAAAGTGCATAGAACTGTGATTGATATTGGTGTATCAGACGGATCAAGAGGGGAACATGAATTTAAACCATATTTAATTGTTCCTTCTAATTCTGATATTCGTTTAGTGTCAGTAGCATCAGCTTCAAGTACAGATGTATCAGGTGGTATTCAGGGGATATTAGCTTCAAAAATGGCTTAATATTTAATTGGAGTATTACAATGATTAAAACTCTTATCATAAGTGTCATATTTGCAATGGGAGTAGCATGTGAGCCAAAGAAGCCTTGGGCTGCAGAGAAGGATTATCAAGTTTCCCACTGTATAGGGGCAGTGGAATTTGTTTTACCTGATCGAACCAGGGTTGATTGTCTGACAGATAAACATGCCATTGAGTATGATTTCGGAAAGAAGTGGGCTGAAGCAATTGGTCAGTCGTTACATTATGCAATGCACACTGGCAAACGTGCTGGGATTGTTCTAATCCTGGCTCCTGATGAAATGAGATTCTATGATCGCGCCCAGGCTGTAGTTGAGCATTATGGAATGCCGATTGATATTCAAGTGATTTCTAAATGACTGATTTATTCGACCCTTCGTTTACTCAGGTTGGAAAAGTGCCTGTTAATGATATTTTAATGTCATTAGGACAAATACCAACAGATGATCTGGATAGCTGGGAGCGTAATACTTATAGACAAGATACGTTTCGAACACATATTGCGACTAAATCTATTATTTTAAAGATGGATGATAAAATTGATAAGGAGTTATGGGATTACTTTTTTCCAGTACTTGAACCAGTATTTGATGCTGCTGCGAAGAGTAGAAAATATAAAATATGGAGATGCTTATTTGCACGGTTAAATCCAAAAAGTGGTATTCCGATACATACCGATAATGGTGATGAAGTATTTGAAGTAGCTGCTCGTCATCATGTAGCAATTAGTACAAATCGAAATGTAGAATTTTTTTGTGGGGGAGAAACAATTTATATGGCACCAGGCGAAATTTGGATTATTAATAATAGATCTCCTCATGCTGTTAATAATCATAGCCCGTTTAATCGAATTCATTTAATTTTTGATATGGAGTTTTTAGATGAAAAAGCGTAGACAGAAAAAAATGCAGAAGAAAACCCGTACTAACGGGCAAGGGCAAGGGATTTCTGTAACAGGGAACCCTACTTTCCCAGGAGTTCCTGTTTTTAATATGAAGGGACGCTGGGCTAGTACTACGAATCTGCAGCTGGCGTTATCAAATGGGTATATTGGTGAAGCTCACTGGTATCCAGATATGGTAGCGTATTCTGTTAAATACGCATTGTATGGTACGACAATGAGAATGATTAAGGCTATTTATTATGGTACGCCTGATGATTATTTAAAGAAATTATTTAGTATTAAGGATTAATCATGAATGCAGTTATAAATACAGTTCCTGCACCAATTGAACCAATTACGATTGATCAGTTTAAGCAGGTATTGCCAAAGAAAGCTAAGACTAAGTTAACTTCCGAAATGGTAGATAATATTAATAAGCTTTTAGTTGATCAGCAGCTGCGAGAAAATTTTAGAGAGAATTTACTTAGCTATACAGGTGTGATGGCTGAAGGGAGATATAAACTTCAGGATTATATTAATGCAGTTCGGTATGTGAGTTATAAGTTGCTTGGAGCTGCAAATATTGAAGCATATGCCAAAACATTCCCTGATCGTTATCAACGTCTGGTTAATGAAAATGCCGACCAGAAAACAATGGCGAGTTATTCTACCGCCTATAATAAAACTCAGCTTGTTAATAAAATTATGGAACAAACATTGGTGCCAAGCCATGTGCTGAATGCTGATGTTTACCAGAAGGCAATAAATGTTCAGGCAGAATTAATGGTGACAGCTAATAGTGAAAAAGTTCGAACTGATGCTGCAAATAGTTTACTTAATCATTTGAAAATGCCGGAGGTAACTAAAATTGAAATGGATATTGGCGTTAAGCAAGATAAGAGCATTGATGACCTTCGGGCTTCAACCCTGGAGCTGGTGGCCGTTCAAAAGAAAATTATTGAAGCAGGAGTGCAAACAGCCGAAGAAGTCGCTCAAAGCAAACTCGTAATCGAGCATGATTCCAGTGAGTGATTTAGCAGAAGAAGATCATCCAGCAGGTAAGCCAATTGAGGAATACCTCAATGAGATCGATTACACGGAAGATAAGAATTATATTCCTAGTGACTTCGCACTAGAGTTTATTAATTTTATCAAACTCGTAAATGGAGCAGATGGGGAAGAAAACAAAACTCCCGTGCTTCATTATCGTATGTTGGATCAAGTACGAGGAAGACGACAAAATATTTGCAACATGTTGTTCCGTGGTAGTGCAAAGACCACTTTACTTGGTGAGTATTTGTTCCTGTACATAGCTGTGTATGGAGCCATCCCTGGATTCGGAAAGGTGCCTCTGGCGATTTATGTATCCGATTCTATTGAGAATGGTGTCAAGAATATGCGTAAGAATCTGGAATTTCGCTGGGAGAACAGTGAATTCCTGCAGAGGTATATTCCTGAGATCCGATTCACTGATGTACGCTGGGAGTTCAAGAATATTGATGGAAACGTATTTATTGTTAAGGGGTATGGTGCCAAGACCGGAGTTCGTGGTACGAAAGAGCTTGGTGTACGTCCGAACCTGGCACTTCTTGATGATCTGGTTTCTGATGAGGATGCCCGATCAGATACCGTTATTGCCTCGATTGAGGATACGGTTTATAAAGCAATCGATTACGCGCTCCATCCTACGAATTTCAAAGTAATTTGGTCAGGTACTCCGTTTAATGCTCGTGACCCCCTGTACAAAGCAGTGGAATCAGGGGCTTGGTACGTCAATGTTTATCCCGTTTGTGAGCAATTTCCGTGCAAAAAAGAAGAGTTTAAGGGTGCCTGGGAAGATCGATTTACCTACCAATATGTACAGGATAAGTACACCAAAGCCCTGAAAGCGGGCAAAATCGACACATTTAACCAAGAATTGATGCTCAGAATCATGTCTGACGAAGATAGAATCATTCTGGATGGCGATATTATCTGGTACAAACGAGCAAATGTGCTGGATCATAAGCAAAGATTCAATTTCTACATTACCACTGATTTTGCCACTTCTGAGAAAAATTCCAGCGATTTCAGTGTGATAAGTGTCTGGGCATACAATAATGCTGGTGATTGGCTCTGGGTTGATGGTATCTGTGCCCGCCAACTCATGGATAAGAATATTGATGATTTATTCCGTTTGGTTCAGATCTATAAACCAATGGAGGTCGGAATCGAGGTATCTGGACAACAGGCTGGATTCATCCCCTGGGTTCAGAATGAAATGATGACTCGGAATTCATATTTTAATCTAGCGTCCGATAACAATAGTCGGAAGCCAGGAATTCGCCCAAATACCAATAAAATGCAACGATTCAATGTTGTTGTTCCTTGGTTCAAAACCAGAAAGATCTGGTTTCCCGAGGATATGAAAGCTGATCCAGTTATTGTAGAATTTATGAATGAGATTACCTTAGCGAGTGTAAGAGGTTTCAAATCAAAGCATGATGATTGTATTGACACCATCTCTCAATTAGCTAATCTACAACCGTGGAAGCCAAGTGAAGATACACCTTCTCTAAAAGACTCCGCCCTCGACCTGTGGGACGATCATGAAGAAAATGATCCTGACAGGATAGATTCATACATCGTTTAGCTGGATAAATAGCTATATTATGTATATTCTTTATGGAAATAAACGTGGGGTCTTACTATGTATTTATCCGAGATATTTGAGTACCTAACGCATGGCGAATTAGCCCAGATGAATCTAGGTGGTGGTGGAGCTGACGAAATAGGAATAGACCCTGCTAATTACCCAAAAATAATTACAAATATCAATTTAGCGATGGTTGAATTACATAAACGCTTTCCCATCAAACAAAATGAAATAGATTTACAATTATATTCTCATATCACTGATTACCGATTAACTTCTGCATTTGCTGAAACAAATACTGCTTCAGCAGAACCATATAAATATATCCAGGATTATCAATTACGAGAACCATTTAAGGATGATGTTATATTAATACGTCATGTTTACGATGAGGCTGGTGATGAATTTCCTTTAAATGATTTAAATAACACTCTCTCTCTTTACACTCCTGAGCATAATATACTTCAAGTCCCATTTCCTGATAATGAAAATACATTAAATGTTATTTATCGTGCTGGTCCCGTTAAAATTAATCATATTGGTTTTAGTGAACCAGAAAAACAATGGGTTAATTTAACTGATCAATTTCTTGAACCGTTATGTTCATATGTAGCTCACAGAATTTTTTCATCATTAAATCTAGGTGAAGGGAATGCCGAGGCCAATTCCTATTATCAAAAATTTAATGATGCTTGTGATCGTATAGAAGAACTTGGTTTATATGTTGCAGATTCAAATCAAAATACGCATTTTGACGATTTTGGAGAAAGCGAATGGCCTTAATAAATAAACGAGTTAGTTGTAATAGCATTATTAGTAAAAACCTTAATGATGCTTATGCAACTGTAGAAATAGTTGCGAATGATATTGAGAATGTAAATACTGTTGCTGCTGCAATTATCAGCGGGGAAATTAATCCTTTATATTATACCCAGGATGCAGCTGATGCTTTATTTGCAACACTTGCTGATACTTATTCCCGTTCAGAACTTGAAAATACATTTGCTACTGTTTTAAATTTTAATACCACTGGTATTCGAGATAATGCTACTGAAACTTCATTAATTTTAAATGGCCTTAATAATATGGGGCTTCATGCTTTAGGGGTTGGCTTTGATCCAAAATATGCTGTATTTGAATTTGGAGATGTTGGTAGTTTATACGGAACAAAACCAGCTGAAGCAGCTAATGAAGTTGTTCTTGCACAAAATTACTATGAAACGATTTCTGGGCCAGAACATCAGTTGTTTGGTCATGGATCTCGTATTGAGCAAGCTGATGGCATTATTAATTTTTGGCTTCATCCAAAAGAAAATATTGTTTCAATAAGCGCACTTACTCCTGGTGTTAAATATTTTATTCAAGATATTGGTGATAGTGACTTTACCTTGATTGGTGCCTCTGTAAATGTGAATGAAACAAAATTTACAGCAACGGGTCCAGGAATCGGTACAGGTACTGCAGTAGCAGCAGCTGTTACTAATAACACTTTAGGTATACAAATTTTAGCAACTGGCTCAGTTGCAATTCCACTTTTACAATATACCGATACATATGGTGAATTAAATTCATTATTTATAAATGATGCAATTAACGAAATGTTTATTCGTTATGCTGATCCAGCAATTGTTTACCCAACTTCAGGTGCTTCATTAATTGGTGTTGAGGATTTTGCAGGAAACTTTGCGAATGACACAGTAGAACTAATCCTGGCTGAAATTGTTGAAGATTATGCTTTTACTGGGGCAGGATACGGTGCAAGTAAAATTGGTATCGAAGATGTTGGGGGTAATTATGCTTCTGATGATGTTGAAGGAGCATTAGCTGAACTTGGTGGTGATTTTGTAGATTTGGATTCAGCCCAAACTATTGCTGGTGAAAAAACATTTAATGATCATATGGTATTAATGGATACATTAAGCCAACATCGAGGAATAGATGTAGATTCAGCTACAATTTTAAATTTACCTGAAGGTAACTATTTTGAAATTGATGGCACTATTGATATTGAAGAAATTGGAGCAGTTCATGCAGGTACAGTAGTTAAATTACATTTTCATGAACCATTAAATATTATTCATGATCTTAATAAAATTACATGTCCTGGGTATCAGGATTTAAATATCTTAGCTGAAGATGAACTCGAACTTACTGAATATGAATTAGGTAAGTGGCGTGTAACTGGATACGTTAGTCAGGTAAGTGCTGCAGTTACTCAATCACAAAATATTTCAGATATTTTTTCTGATTATGGTGATGAATCAGATGGAGCAATGTACTTATCTGTAGATCAGACTCTTAGTGAATATATTTATCAATGTTCAACTTTTGAAATTGCTCCATTAAAAACTATTACAGTTGATACTCCTTGGGTAATCATTAAAGCTACACAAACCATAACTATTGATGGTTCATTACTCTCTCGTGGCGAAGATATAGATATTGGTTCTATTTCTCAATTTGGTACTCAAGGGGATGGTATGAGTGGTGGTGGTGGCGGAGGAGGCGGAGGTGGTAGTGGTCTGTATGTTACTGGGTATTATGGTTATCCATTTTGGGCATCTGGTTATGTTGGTGGTCAAGGCAATATAACCTTTATGATTGATTTAACAGCTTCAGGTGGTCCAGGTGGAGTAGGTAATGTTGGTGTTACAGGATCTACTGGTATTTCTCCTTCAGTAAAACGTATTGGTATTCTTGAAAAATTCCTTTATCCAGCTTTAGGTGTAAATGCAAAAGGTGGGCAAGGTGGAACAGGTGGTGAGATATGGGCAAATGGTAAAGTAGGTGGTCTTGGTGGATATGGAGGAGGGATTATTATTCTACACGCTCCAGAAATTATAATTGAAACTTCTGGAACAATTGATGTTAGTGGAGAAGCTGGCCTACCTGGAGAAGCTGGAGTTACTAATCAAGGTGGTGGGGGTGGTGGTGGAGGTGGTGCTGGTGGACAAATACTTGCCATTACTCCAAATCTTAATGCTATGGGGTTTTTAAATGTAAATGGTGGATTAGGCGGTTCAGGAGGATTAGATGGTGGTAGTAGTTCTTGGGCTGGTGGTAATGGAGGCAATGGTGCTAATGGGTATCTTAAAGTCATTAATCCTTTCGACTAACGGAGTAAAAAATGAAAAATAAGTTTATTATAAAAAGTAAAGCAACAGGTGAAATTGTAAATACGCTCCTTGGTGGGAAAAAAACACCTGAGTCTGTTTTAGCAGCAGCTGGATATAACCCAGCGCAATTTGAGTGTTTTATTGAAGAAATTGTAATTCCAAATATAAAACCTGAAGATAAATTAGAGAAAAAATTAAAGGGACCTCTCCGAGAAGCTAAAGGACATCTTGAAGTAGATGAAATGGGATACTTTGGTAATGTTTGGATACGAAAATTATATTTTCCTAAACGAGAAACAATTCATGATGGACACACACATAATCATGACCATGTTTCGTTATTAGCAACTGGATCAGTTCTTGTTGAAGTTGAAGGAGAAACCCCTACTAAATTTACAGCACCTACATTTATTGTTATTCATGCTGAGAAAGAGCATAAAATAACAGCATTACAAGATGATACACTTTGGTTTTGTATTTTTGCAATGAAAGATGAAAATATGGATTTAGTTGATCACTTTGCTAATAACAACTCACCTATAAAAGAAATCCAGGGACAGACAGCTTTACATCAACGAGTTTTAAATAAAAGAGATGCAGAAGCTAACCCTAAAAAGTAACGAGGATAGTATCCCATGAGTCTAAAGAAAACTATTGATAATGCAGGTGCTAATGTAAGTAATTACATTAATACATCCTATGATGTTGTTAAGTTAGTATCTGATAACATTGAAGCAGTTAAAACAGTAGCTGAGTGTATCGATACGTTAGGATGCAATGTTTCTTATACTCGTCAAGAATCCAATGACATCTTTGCAACTATTGTTTATGTAGACGAACAGATAGCATTAAGTGCTGGTTTGTGGTCACAAAACATAAATGATATTTATTATACCACTGGAAATGTTGGGATAGGTACAGCTAATCCTGAAGGATTACTACATCTCTATTCCGGTGATGCTGGTACATTTACTGTTCCTGCTGAAGCAGATGAATTAGTAATTGAAGGAAGTGGTAATGTAGGAATATTCCTTAGAGGTGGAACTGGTTTTAATGAAGCAACTGGTCTTTATTTTTATAGTGCTAATAACTTCATTAGGTTACGAGGCAATGGTGAGGGAGCTGATCTTGAAATAGGTGCCAATGATGGTGCAGTTGCAATATTTGAAGGTTCAAATCTCACATTTGAATCTACTTATTATGGTTACGTTCAAATTGGTACACCCAGTTTAGGATTTGCTGGTGTTGAAGGCGCAGGTAACTTAATGATCGAGAGCCGATTATATGTAATCGGTGGGGAAATTGTATTAGGTGATCATGGTACTCCTGATGATTGGCATAGTGGTTGGAGAGCTATTGAAATCGGAGAGAATGCTAGTCTCTCAGCATCTAAGACATCAGGTGTTATGGATCTGGCTAATAACTTTTGGAATTCTGGTACTAATCAAGATTCATATCAAAATGATGGTTATGCATCAGCAATTCATTTTGAACCAGCAGCTGGAACAATAACAATTCGTACAGCTCCTAGTGGTTTAGAAGACGATGAAATTTTCTGGGTCGACCAGATGCAATTCTCTTCTTCAGGTGTTACTGGTGCATCAATTCTTGATGAAGATACGATGGTATCGAATTCAGCATTCCATTTAGCTACCCAACAATCTATTCGCGCATATGTATTAGCTCAAGCTGGTTCATCTCCTTGGGTCGCAGTTAGTAATGATATTTATTATGACTTAGGTAGTGTTGCGATTGGTAAAACTACTTTTGCTGGATGGTCAGCTACTTGGGGTAGTCTTGAAGTAGGCGCAACTGGTGCAATTGCTAATGGTTCTGGAATTACCATAGTTGGTGAAAATACTTATTGGAATGCAGGATATAAATATATAACTGCTGATGTTGCATCAATACTTAGTGTTACAAATGGAACTGTAACAATTGCTACAGCAACAGCAGGAGCAGCACCAGGCGATCCTATATCGTGGAATGTAGCATTAACTGTTCTTACTTCTGGTCACTTACAACTTGATTCTGGTTTATTACAAATAGCAGAGACTGCTGCTGCTGTAGGTGCTGCAGGTTATGGGCAAATTTGGGTAAAAGATGATGCTCCTACTACCTTATGGTATACCGATGATGATGGTACAGATTTCATGATTGGTGGGTTAGGTGCAAGTGGTATTTGGACACAAGCAGTTAATGATATTTATTATACTCTTGGTAATGTCAGTATAGGCACAACAGAAGTTACTCGTGCTAATTTACATGTTAGTAGTGGTGATTCAACTCTTGCTGCTTCACTAACTTCAGGCTTTAATGAATTCATGGTTGAAAGTGCTAATGATGCTGGTATGACAATTATGAGTCCCAATACAGGAATTGGTGGTATTGCCTTCGGAGATCCAGACAATAGATCAATTGGACGACTTGAATATGATCATGCAACTGATTATTTATCTATTTGGGTAAATAATGCTGTATCAGCTGTTTTTGAAGATACAGGAAAATTAAATTTAAATAGTGCAGTTAATCCTGCACTAGAAATCTTTCAAAAAGGTGCTTCAAGTTTTGCAGGACCAGGTGGTGAATTTTGGGTAAAAAATACTTTTCCAAGTGAAGCATTCTTTACTGATTCAGCAGGAGCTGATTTTCTATTAAACCTAAGTCCTGCCGAACAATTTGTTTATGGCAAGGTAAGACTTGCAGGTATTTTTGATATATATGGAAATAATGATCCTTTAACTAGTGGTGAACAAGATAATGTTGTAACTGCTGGTGTGTTAGCTTCACTAGGAGCTAGTCGTTATAAACATATGGTTGCAGGTGTCAATATTAATAATGTAACAGCAATGACTACATTATCTGACTTAATTTTAAGTATTGAAGGACAAAATAAATACGCTGTAGAAGTTGTATTCCGAATGCGATCAGATTCTGTTTCAGCTTGTGGTGTAAAAGCACAGGTAGATTTTGCTACATCACAAGGAGTTGGGACATGGACATGGATTAGTGGAAATAATTATACTGTTCATACGATTGTTAATAATAATATTGCTAGTTTCCAACCAACTGAAATTGAATATACTAATGGAGCAATTCTAAAATTCGAAGGTGTATTGTTTGGAAATGGTGGGGATACAAGTTTTACTGTAAAGGTTGCTCAATTTGCTGCAGAAGTTGGTAATTTACAATTTCAAGCAGGATCTTATATTAAAGTTACTCGATTAATATCTTAAGTATTTATTATGATTATATTTCCTCAAGCAGGAGTTGAAAGTGGGGTTTGGACTCCAGCATTACAGGACGTAGCCTTTAATGATCAAGGACAAACTTATTTACAACAAGTAGGTAAATATACAAGAATAGGAGATCGGGTTTTATTTGATGGACGAATTGATATGTCTTCATTAGGAACCTTAAATCCTGGGCTTGCTGCTTTTATTGGAGGTTTACCTTATCCAGTATCAACTGATGCTGCTGCTGAAGGAGCTGTAGTAATAGGAGAAACTCTTAATATAGGTATTGCTGCTACAGACCTTTTAGTAGTTGGAGTATTTCATAAAGGTGGATCTGCTTTTAGTTTACGAAATTGGGAATCTACAAGAGATAAAAGTGTAATGGTTCTTAGTGATGTTAGTGCTAATGCAACAATTGCATTTAGTGGGCATTATTCGACAGACGCTCCATAAGGAATAAATTATGCAAATATATCCACCACCACTTAAAACTGAAGATGATTTTCCTGTTTTAGATTCAGGAACAACATATCTTTTAGCAAAATTATCTGCAACAGTAGCTGATAGTACAAGCAGTACTTCTTTTACGCTTAATAGAGAAATAGGACAGTGGGTATCCCCACGTTCTGGGGTAGTTCAATTGTTATTGGGGGTAGATGAAAGTGCACTTGGACATCTTTGTGAATGGGAAATTAGAATTAATGGTATATCAATAGGGGATATTAGAACTGGAAATAATGGTATATGGTCAACCCTTTCTTGGTCTAGCGTTGCAGTAGATGCTGGTGATTATATTGAAGTATGGCAACGTGCTACCAATGGAGCATATACTGCATTTTCCAGAGACTTAAGAATAAG